ATTAAAAAATTTACTTAATTTTTTTTTAGATTTGTAATTAATTTTTTTTTATTTATAAGATAATTTATAAGTCAAGTTCCATAGTTCGATGAGTTTATTGTGGTTAGTTTTGTTAATTATAATTATAGTTATTGCGGTTATAATTTATAAAAAATATAATAATAATAATTTTGTTTATGTACAATCAACAGTTGACGATAATTTTTATCGTGTGCGAGATCTAGAAGATAAACAAATTGCCAGCGATATGCTTGCCAAAATAAAAAAAAATATACTCACATTAACAACATATCTATATGAAAATAAAGAAGATTATCCTGAATTTGAACCATATATTGAACAACTTAATAATAAAATCAAAAATGTGGTTGTTGTTGAAAGTCCAGAAAATAGTATATATACTAGTTATAGTGTTAATAAAGGAGAACAAATTGTCTTTTGTTTAAGATCACGAAAAGTCAAAAACAAATTATATCAACTAAATTTATTAATGTATGTTGTTTTACACGAAATGGCACATGTAGCATGTCCAGAATATAATCATACACCTTTATTTAAAAAAATTTTTGCTTTCCTAACAATAATGGCCATAAGATTAGGATTATATCATAAAATCGATTTTTATAATAATCCGGTTGAATATTGTGGATTACTAATTACAGATTCAATTATATGATAAAAAAAAATGAAAAAATAATTATATAATTAATAGATAAATAATAAAAATTAAGAATGGGGAGGTCCAAAATTAATTGTGAGAAAATATATCAACATAAAAAAGAAACAAAAGGTATTTTAATTGAATATGATGTTTGTAAATATGATAAAAGTTGCAAAAAGTACATAATGACAATATTAAACAATATATTTATAAATGATCTATCTAAAATTGTATATTCATATATATACATTAGTAAAGATATAGAATTAAGAAAATTATTTTGTAGAGATAATTTTATCACAACCAAATTATATTTTAAATATAGAGGATCTAATGTAAAAATATCCTTTGAAGAATTTTTAAATTTTTTAAATGAATTTAAGCTTAAAGAAAAAAACAAAACATTTCTTATGATTTTTTTAATATTATTACAATCTTTGGGATTTGATAATGATATTATTAAAGATTTAATCAACTTTTATAAAAATAAAATCGATATGTTTCATTTTCATGTAACAAGATCAGCATATTCTAGATTTAATATGGATTTTCATTATAAAATTATTGATAAATATATATCAAATTATGAAACATACTGTTCTTCTCTGATTGATTATCAATATTATTCAATGAATATTGATCGTGGATATGAAATGTTAGTTAAATGCAAAGAGATAAAACTGCCATTAATAACATCAATATATAGCAGTTTACATATGCCATCAATAAAGTTTTATTCCAATTTAATCACATTAACTACAAGAGATAAAGAGACAATTATAGAAAGTGTTTTTGGATATACTAATGAATATGATAATCGATCATTTGTTATACAATATTTATATAAAACTATGAATTGTAGTGCTGAATTTGATGATTTTTGTAAAAGAAGGTTATTTAATTTGGCAATTAAATATGATGATGTTAATACATTTAAATTCTTATATAATAATGAACTAAATAGGAATGATGACAACATAATAAATAAAAAATATATTTTTGAAGAATGTGATAGAAGTTTAACATCAAGTTCAAAAATTAGAATATTTCTAAATAGTGAATATTTTTGTGTAGTATTATAATTAATTTATTTATTTCTAATCAAATAAAATAATTTATTATTTTATTTGTTATATAATAAAATATCAAATTAAAATAATTCAAAATCCAAAAATCATTCCTCAATCTTCTCATATTGTCTTTTGTACAAAAGAATACAAGCACTTGATGAAACAAGTGATCTTTCAATACTATCTGAAGGTATTTTTGCTATTGTCGAATCGCTAATGTACCACCATTCATCTGTAGACATTAGCCTACATGAGGCTGTATAATGACCCCCGCCAAGGAATCCGTCATGTTGATCAACAGCGTATAATTCATATTTAGAATTCTTAGAGTCCAAACTATGTGGCGAGAAGTAGGGAGACATATCCAAGTCTTTTAGAGGGAATTTAATATGTGTAGTATTTTTTTCACATCTAGTTGATCCATAAAATCTTTTGAGATTAATTATCAAAATTTCAGGCAATTTCCAAATATGAATTTTTTCTAAGCCATCTCGATACCCATTACAAACCTGACATTTATATTGATTTTTATCTGTCAAAAACCCTTGTTTTGTGTGTTCTTTAATACAATCCTCAAGATCAATAGAAGAATGCGAATTTGGTATTGCCAAATGCAACATTGTTGAACCTTCAAATTTTATCCAGGAATTTTTACAATCAGTACATGATCTTTCCGTATAAGTTAAGATGTCACATAATTCCTTAATAACCGAATAATTGTTTGAGATATAATTTTCAAAGAAATTATAATAAGTACTAATAACATATTCTTCGTAATTTTCTTTGGATAGCAAAGCCGCTTGTTTAATCAATGATAATTTTTGATTTTCAATATGAGATTTATCGTATTTGTATTTTTTGTGTAATTTTTCATCACTAAAAAATTTAGTAATTTTATCAATACTATCATTTAATGGTTTGATTTTTTCCATATAATTTAATAATTTTGGGGTGATTTTTTCGAATTTTATTTTTACAGATGATCTTAACTCTTCATGAATTGAATCAAGTATAAAATTCATAACTTCTTGACTATCCTGTTGTTGATGTCCTTTAAAAGTTTGATTTTTTTTTCCAATTGTCTGAAAAAAACTAACTGGTATGATAGTTTTTCCACTCACTAACCATATATGTTTTATTAATTTATAAAATTGATATGTCATACTTGTTTCGATTTCATGACGTATTAATGTTTCTCTAATTGATACTTTTTCGTCTGGAGGCAAATTTTCCTTTTTTCTTTTTTCTTTTTCGATTTTTCTAGTAATATTTGCAGTTAAATCATCAATAAAATTTTTTTTATTAACAAATATTGACATTAATTGTGATGTATTTGCCAGACATTGAATAGCCGAATTAAGGTAACATGTATTTCCTAAATTTTTAAGACCAACCATACCTCTTTTTATCTTACGTTTTTCTGATTCATCATCATCTTTTTTGTTTTTGTTATCATCATCGCTACTGCTACTGCTACTATTGTCATTTTTGTTATCATTTTTATTATTATTATTATAGTTGTTGTTGTTATTATAATTATCATAATTATTTTTATTATTATTATTGTTATTCCTATTTCTAATTTTATAATGATTTTTTCGACCAAATGACCTATTATAATCATCATCATCATGTATTCTTTTTTCTTCGTGTCGATTATGATAGTCATTAAAATCTCTTATTACACTACCATAATAAGAGTTCATATCATTTCTTGCAGGTCCAATACAATTATTCATTAATATATATTAATAGCAACTTTTTATATATCAATTTATTATTCATTATAATAAACATAAATATTAAAATGTTAAGATTTCAATTTTTATAAGAAGATCATGTGTTTTTTATATTATTACTAGTCTTAAAAGTCATCGAACTTTTAGAAATTATACATGCATTATCCTATTAGCAAAATTATAATTTAATTTGTTTTTTCGGAGATAATAGTTTTTAAATATTTTTAATAATGAAGCTCTTTAAAGGGAAAATCATAAAAAATGGCAAACTAACGATTTATATTATGTCTTTCCAGATTATGAGTAATAATACGATAATTGATCTATTATTAAAAAATTCGATGACTTTTTAGAATAGTAATAAATTTAAAGTTATCATTATAAATATTTTTCGAGGAAATTAAATTCAAATCATATATTTAAAATTTAATAATTACTAGATTATATCTCTTAAAATATTACTAAAATAAAAATAAATTTGAGATAAGTAAAAATTTTTAAATATATTTAAAATATATCTTATAATAATAATATATATGCCTAAAAAAAAAGGAAAGGATAAAAAATCAAATAAAACTATTGTTGATGAGTCAAATAAAATGACAAATATAAAAAATAAAAAAATAGTCGAAGAATTTGAAAAATTAATTAAACAAATTAAATATGACATAGATCAAACAACTGATAAAAAAAAGAGGAAGATAGATTCATACAGATTACAATCAATAATGAGAGCATATGATATTATTAGACATTTTCCTGATGAAATAAAGTCATCAGAACAACTTAAGAATATTCCAGGGATTGGTAAAGGAAGTATGGAAAGAATTGACGAAATATTGAAATCTGGTAAATTAGAAGAAATATCAGACAATATTTTAGATAAGAAATATTTAGATTATATTGATGAATTATCAGAAATTCATGGGATTGGAAAAGCACGTGCAATGCAATTATATAAAGATTACAACGTAAAATCTATTGAAGATCTTAAAAAATTACATGAAGAAGGAAAAATAACATTACCAGAGAATAATATATTAGGATTAAAATATTATGATGATATAAAACAACCAATACCACGTTCTGAAATTGATTTAGTTGATGAATATTTACACAAAGTTTTATTAAAAATTGATCCCGAATTATTTGGTGTTATATGTGGATCATATAGGAGACTAAAAGAAACGTCGGGTGATATTGATGTACTAATTGTCCATCCTCAAATAGTGACTATTGACGAAAGAGATAAAAGTAATTATTTAATATTATTTATTAATGCATTGATCAAAGACGGATTCATAGTTGATTCGTTAACAAGTGATGATGTTACCACTAAATATATGGGATTTTGTAGATTAAAAAAAAATTCTATTGTGAGAAGAATTGATATTAGATTTTTTCCTTATAAATCTTATTATACGGCTTTATTATATTTTACGGGTTCCAAAGATTTTAATAAAAAAATGAGACTAACAGCAATAAGTATGGGATACAAATTAAATGAATACGGACTATATGACCAAAATGGAAAGGCATTTAAAATAACTTCTGAAAAAGATGTTTTTGATTTGTTAGGAATGGAATACCTTCCCCCAGAAAAACGATGATTAATTTAATTCATTTTAATTTCATATCATTTTTATCATAAAATAATATATGTTGAAATGATGATTTTTTATTCTAAAAATTAAGTATCTTTAGAATAAATTAAAGAAATATATTTAATTTTAGTTCATTAAATATTTCGTATCATAGTTATGATAGGTAATATTCCACTTCTATTACCAGAAGAGCCAGTTTTTTGTCATCTGCTAGGACGATTAACTATGATAATATATGGTTATATTCCTTTATATATATTTTATACATAAAATATATAATTTAAAAAAATTGATTAATTTATAGATTATTAGTTCATTATATTACTAAAAAATATATATAATGGAAAATAATTTTTACAATATTACTATAGTTCTTATTGATCAGGAATACAAATGTTTATTAGTAAAAGATAATAAAACTCAAGTAAAATCATTTCCCGAAATTGATGTTAAGACAATTGTTAAAACTATGTCAAATTCCAAGTCTCTTCCAATAATCAAAGAGGAATTTGAAAAAAAATATGAATCCAAATTACCAAGTATTATTGATTTTGATATATTTTTATATATCAAAAATTCAATATTTATTGCAAATTGTAATAAATTTTCGGATCTTAAATCTGAGAAATCAAATTATGAATTAGTTGATTTTGATGATTTAATAAATAATTATGAGACGCATATTTTAACTAAAAAATATATGTCTGATGCTTTAAAGACTTTTTTAAGTTGTGATTCGCAATTATTTTTTAGTGATAATGATAACGCGAAATTGGGACAAGAATTATAAATTAACACATGATATGTCAAATATTTTTAATAATTTTATTTTTATTACTATTCATAATATCTAAAGAATTTTTTTACAAAATTATTAATATATTTAAAATATTTCTTCGAATATTAGTAGAGGTGGAGGAAGTTATTTATTTTTTATGATTATATAAAATTATTCGAATCTTGTGCACCTGGAAATTACTAAATAATTTTTTTTTTATTATTTTTATGGATTAATATATTTCGAAATTTCAAACAGATAAAAAATTGATACGAAAAATACTAGAAATATTAATATGATAATAACAAAATAAACATGTTGGTAATTAAAACCTACGATATTAAAAACCAATATTATAATCTCAAACAAAATATCGAAAAACTGGAGACATTATGTGATACATTTATTTTCCGGGAAATATTTTATAATTCAAAAAATATTACTTTCAATATCAGAACTAATTAGAAATAAAAGTGGTTTTATCATTCAAAACATTTCAACCGAATTATTGATATATATAATACCATTTTTGCCATATAAATATGTTATGATTAATCAAAATGTATGTAAAAATTGGATGCGGATTTTAAAAAGTAATTTATCGAAAAAAATATTATTTCTTCCAACTCCACGAGAGATGCGTTTTTCTAGAATCATTAATACAGAATACAACGTAGATATAATGACAACAATTAAAGATGATATAATTCTTTACGATTATAATTATTCATATAAAATAAATACAAAAAATTTAGGTATAATTAAAACTAAAAAAAAATTTAGTGCAGACTTAATATCTTCAAATGAAAACTATGTTTGTTATATAAAATTTAATTATATTACTATATTACCATTAAATGAGAAAAAACATTATAGTAATATACATATTTTTCAAACTCAAGGTTTGGCTATCGATCAAAATAATTTAATTCTCGTACCAACACGCTATATATTCCATATTTTTAATTTAGAAGGAACTGTAATTAAATCATGGGGATTAACTAACAATTCATTTAATTCGTCATGTAGAAATATAGCGGTTTATGAAAAAAATATCTACATGGTAGATTCGGCCTTTAATCGTATTGATGTATTTTCTTATGAAGGAAAATTAATTAGACGTTGGGGAAAGAAAGGTACTGAACCTGGAAACTTTGAAAGTCCACACGGAATTGCAATCTACCAGAACTTAGTTTTTATTACTGATCCGGGGAATGCAAGAATTCAAGTCTTTACCTTAGATGGAAAATTTGTTTTTAAATATGAGAATAAAAATGAAAAATATATTAATGATATATTAATAAGAAATAGTGATGTGTATCTGAATTATAGGGGTTATCGTGGCATATCAGAATTTAAGCTAATATATTACTAATATAAGTGAACTTAGAGAAAAATCAAAATAAAAACATAAAAATCACAAATAATTATTTTTATAAATTAAGAAATAAACAAGAAAATTTTAAAATTAGATGCTTATATGTATAATTTTATAATATGATTATTACGATTTTTATACATCTAATAATTATAATAGTTATTTATTATATGTGTTTTTCATATTTATTTCTTATAAGAAGCCGTAATATCATCTGGATTATAATAATTTATATTAAAATTATTATAATTTTTAATATAAAAATAGATAAAATGTATGTGATAATAACTCGTTATATTATGTGATTAAATATGTAAGTGTATCATTTTAAAAATTTCTTTGGTCTA